TAGAACCAAGTCACATTCACAAATGGCACACTGAACATACAAATTCGATATATAACAACATAAAATATCCTGCACCCATGGTCGACTATGATTTGCAGAAAAAGAAGATGTTAAATATGTATGAATCTGTGTAATCGAACAAGCGACCACTTTATCATGGGAAATAATTAAAATATGAGTGTTTTAATTATTCAAATCACCGGTTTGTCGATACACATTTTGTATTATGCGATTTGACAAAAGGTGGCTGCAGTTTATATCTGGCTTTTATGTGACCATATCCACCTCGCTTATGATGTGGGTAACTAATACAATGTGTTGTGGTATATGATGGGCGTATAACTAACCGACTATCTCGATGATATGGAGGAGAGAACGTGTATTTTCTAGTATTCATTTTGAAACAATACTGTATATAATAAAAAAATATTAATATCTTTTTATTATATTTTATGTGAACATACATCTTCGGGTAACAATGCAAATATTCGTGTAAAAAATGTAAAAAATTGAATTAGAAAAGTATTTGATAATAAAATCATAATTACAAGTGCATATGCACATTCAAGATACACATCGACAATGAGATATTTATACAACATGGAAAACTTTTTGGTGGTGAAAGTCCAGGCAAGCATCCGTCAACAGCGGATTTACCAAAGCATGGTTGAAGAGCAGGCCCGGATGCAGGCACATGTTGCACATGCACCCGCACATATGCAATCTGTTCCAGGGCCAATTGCAACAAGTGCATATACGCCTACCACAAACAATCATGCATCGTGGTTGTTTGACGCGTATTTGTCTCGCGTGCACAGCGATAGATAAGTCATTGTAATCAACCCAAAAAAATAAAAGAAAAAACAAAAAGCGTGAATCTCCCTGCAAAAAATACAGTTGTATATAACTGTATTTTTTTTGTAAAATGCGTATTCTAGATAACTACGTGTTTATACCAGCGAATATTTAAAATGTCCCATTTTAATTCTTCAATGGTTTAAATATCCAATGAAATCACATTTTTATCCGACTTGTTTTTTCTACGATTTGTACGCTTGGGCATGTTGGAATTTTGCATGTCATTCAACGACGCGATTGATATCATCGAGTCATCGCCCTGATTCGGTGCTTCACGTGTTTCTTGAATGTTGATTGACCGTGTCTTCAATCCAGACAAAATATTGTCAATATCGCTGTTTTGCGGCCCTCTCATTTCGGGGCGTTGAGTGGGGGTTGCAATCTTCTTGGGGGGCTCATTTACCGCCTGAAATTTGTTATTTACGTCTACTCCTGGTTCACGGAACATTGTTCCACGGCTCGCAGCAATATCAGGTCGGCTACTAGGTGCATCAGTAAACGTCATACCCGGACGCTGAGGCGCAGGACGTTCCTGTGTATTTACTGGCGCGGGCGGCGGCGGTCCGCGAGGCTTGTTGTTATGGTCTTGCATCAAATTCTGCGCAAACTCAAAACTGGGAGACTGCTGGCTCATACTACTGACGGTTGCATTTGTGAACATCTTCATCAATTCAGGACTCTGTTTAATAACATCATTAAATCCAGGCGCAGCACTCGATAACGCCTTGTTAGAAAAGTTCAAGACTGCTGCACTAAAACCTATACGCAACAAAAGCGATAATTCGGGTGCCATCTTTCCGCCCTTGTATTTATCATGCAACTCCGCGAAAATTTCCTCGTAACTATCAATATCTTCACTAACTTGCTCACCCCAACCATCCAAATTCAAATCGAACGGATTAAACACTGCGTTTCCGTACTCGAGTGAATTAACAAAGGTCATTAACCACCAGCCCTGCAACTTAACAGCATCTTTTTTACGTTTGTCATCCATGACGGATTCGTATTCATCTTCAATCTCTTCATAAGGCGAATCGATGGTAAGCTGTGAACCCTGCTTTAACTGTCCCTTTGCATACCATTCTTCCATCTTTTTCAACATCAATCGCTTCTTGCGACGTTTTTCGCGTTCATTCAAGTTGGACGATGAAGACGACGCTGGACCGGAAGCAGGCACATCATTCATCTTGGAAAATCCGTCCCACGTTTTTGTGTTGCCCGCACTTTCACGAGTCGCATGTCCCAAATTCGCATCGTTTTTTGCATACTCGTTTGTCGGGGTTGAATCACGCTGTATGGGCGTTGCTGTCTCTGGCTTGCTACTCATAAACCCGCCTAAACCGAATAGACTCGCGGCCATACCCCCAAGCGTTTTTGTATTGTCGGAAGATGAATTACCACGTGAAGCGGCAGTTGCTTTACTCGACAATTCATTCATTTCCTGTTCTAAATCATCCAAATCCCCTAAATCCAACTTCATGTTATCGCCAGACGCGCTTCTTTTTTTATCGTTCATTAGTAATTCTATTCCAGACCCAAAATTAACAGATGGAGTCGCATTACCACTGTTAAAATCCAAAGAAATAGGTTCTAAATTATCTAAACTGATATCGATAGATTCCATTGTTATGATATTTACACAAGTTTTATTTTTAAATCATCCGCATAACATATAATATTTTGTTGTTTGAAATACCACATACCTTGTAAGAATGCATCTGCTAAATCATCCTTTTTGCGGGTATTCATGGATAAATTCCAATGGGTGAGCGCTGCATTCTTTTCAAGTATTTCTTGACAGTAAGTGATTCCGTCGCTTTTATGGGCTTTATAATGGGGATTTGTTTTACCAGATTCACCATGACTAGCGTCAGCACTGGTGGGCCCGCGAATCGTTGCAATTTGTTTAAACTGGTTCAGTTTATGCGAAGATGAAACAAAGTCGATGTGTATATTGTCATTTTTCATAATAAAATACTGTGCTAACATACCTTGTATTGTCTTCATTCGGTTTGCAATCGGTGAGATTTGGTTCTCAATCAAGACATTGGTAATAGTATCTATATCAGGCAATTGGTCAAATAATCGTTTGATAGACTTACCTATGTGAATTAAATCGATTTCATTCGCATTTTTCGATTTTAATGTGACAATGGGGTCAAAACATATTTGTTTATAAAACCCGGAAAGTATTTCAATGAGTTGGTCCTTTTTGAGCGTTTTTGCATCGCGATTTAATAATAACATGTGTGTATTACATAATGCAACAAGGTCGGGTACCTTTTGTTTTTTTATAAACGCAGCTGAGTGTTTTTTGGTTGGAATGATATATTGTTTATAGTTTTTGGCATGTCGGTCGCAAAAATATTGGTCAAATTTGCTATATTTCGCCGCTTTACTACACATTTTTGGCTCGATTTTTTTATTTTTCCCGGAAATCATGCAATTACATGGAAATACTATAGGTGCTGACTCCTCAATCATACTCAGCACATTCCAATCATGAATAGTTATCGGCGCATCGGCACATTGCGTCGACGACAATACGCAATACGCCATATTTTTTATCCCAATATCAAAACTTATTACCTTCATGTATGAAGATAATAAACGTGTTATTTCTATATGCCCATACTCAAAAAATACTTATTCCATTGGGTTCTCTGCGCCCATAGATTTGATAAACTGATCTTGTGTAATAACAGGGGAAAATTTGCGGGATTGTAGGTCTTCGCGAGTCAAATAATTTGTCTTTAAATCACTAATCGTGCGACCAAGAACCGATTTATTTTCTTGAACTGACGAGTACAGAGCGGGGGTAAATGTGCCATCAAACTGATTCGATTGAATGTCGGGTGCAGTAGCAAATCGACAGTTATACCCTAAATCATTGGACGATTCTCTAAAATTTTGTTCCATCACTCCGGCAGCATTCAGTGTAAGAAATCTACGGTATTCCCAATTAGACCTAATCTGGTTATCTTCTATGAGTTTCGCGTTCGTAACGGCGTCATGTTGCCATGTAGCAGTGATTGAACGCCCGTCATTCATTAATGGGGGGAATTGAGGATATTTGTTATTTGTTGTATATCCACGCTCACATTGTGGTACGGTCTCTTTTACCACCGGATATGCAGATTGTATAGTCTCTGGGTGAAACGACATATTTGATTGCATTTATAATATACAAATAGAATTATATATTATACTTGTTTTTTTTATTTGGATAGTATGAAACAACTACACTAAATATCACTGGTTTCGATTAACTGAATTAATTCCTGCTTTTTCATTTTACTTGGGTCGCTAGCTAACCCTTTTTCGATAACATATGCTTTCAGTACAGGGAGTGTCATTTTTTTGTAAACATGGCTGTTGTTTTTCGACTCTGCAACTGAACTGGTAATAGACGAATCGTCTAAATGTCGTTCACCAGTAGGCAACTTTTCCACATGCAATTGGATTTCTTCCATGTTTTCGATATGTGAGCTATCGTCCTCTGCCTGGTCATCTCTGTTACTGGGTTCGACATTTAGCTCCTCTACAGTTTCGATAATATCAAACTCTTGTTGATTATCCAAGTTTATAATACGAACTGTATTCGAATCATTGTTTGAAGCGTTTCCTGCAACTTCCTCAACCTGATCTTCGCCACTTTCTGCAACATCATGTGCTACGTCGTCGTTGTCTCCATCATCATCACTTTCATCATCACTTTCATCATCACCATCATCATCACCATCGTCACCATCATCATCATCATCACCATCATCATCACCATCATCATCATCATCATCATCACCATCATCATCATCATCATCATCATCCTCATCGTAATCGCTAACATCATGTTCATCGTCACTAATATTAACATTAATTTTAGCATTTGCAATGTTCTCTTGGCGAGGTGGAGCTTGCACTGGCATTGGGGCTCCTCCTGCTAAGCGAAATGCACCGCGAATATTACCCAATTCACTAACAACGTTATTAATAATTTCAAACGTAGTATCGCACTTATTTTCTAATAGTGTAAGTCGCTGTTTAAAGTGATACACTAGAAACAGAACTAATACAAATGTAATGCCTAAACTCAATATAAAAAACGACTCGAGCATTCCGATTAAACTCATTATACTAGGGATACAAATTATAACATATTAATAAACGAATGTCTAAATTCTTTTAAAAGAATATAAGTATATTAGGGCTCGCAAAAAAAGCTGGTTATAATATATAATTATGAATAAGTCATTTGAAAATACTCAAAAGCCATTAACGCGGAGTGTGACAGAACCTACTGTTGTACCAATTTCAACCGACAAAATGAATATGTTTAGTGGAAAAAATCTGGTTATTGTTATATTAACAGTCTTACTTGTGCTTTCCTTTTTAGGTATAAATATGTTGACATCTTTGGGTAATTTATTACAAGTAATTAGCAATATATTTGGACCCCTAATTGCTCAAATATTATCGGTGTTTGGGTATACGGCAGGCGCTGTAATTGACACGTCAACTGATATAGTAACGGATGTAGCTAAATCTGGCATTGATTTGGCTGGAGATACTATACAATCTGCAGCCGGACTATTAAAGGACGCGAGTCGGGGAAACGTTGCACATGATGCCGTAAGACAACTCGACAATCCTTTTAACCGTGATAAAGATACTTTTAAATCACGCGACAATCCCGGCAACCAACCCGAAAATCAAGTTAAACAACCCAAAAATCCCGCTAAACAAACCGAAAATCCTGCTAAAAATGGAAAAAGTAGCAAAATAGACAGTGCGATAAATAATTCAAAGCGTGTTACGAATAACCCTGTACCAGATGCAAGCATCGATCCAATCCAAAAGCCAATTACTGCAGGAAAAGTGAACTGGTGTTTGGTAGGGGAATACCAGGGCAAACGCCGATGCACAGATGTGAATGATGAAAGCATGTGCATGTCAGGACAGGTGTTTCCCACGAAAAATATGTGTTTGAACCCGACACGAACTACGTTTAAGCAGTCAAAAGTGCGGTAAATGTGCAATAACAGTCGACCTAACCAAATGCGTAATTTATAAATTTTCAAAAAAATAATATAGACTTTCAACTGTATATTATTTACGTTTCGCCCAATGTTTTTATTGCACGTTTTATTATTGACAGAAGATAAACTATTTTTACACGGGTCGTCGACCACCATAAATGACGAATCGGTTATCATGCTAGAATGTGAAATAATGCACGAATATTTGCAAAAATATAAACCGTTGCGAATATTAGAATCCATCGCATTGCGCCAAACATGTGAAGTCGATTTTATTGTAAAGAAATACATGAAATGTTATGGGATTGACAATGTGCGAGGTGGATCATATACTGATTTTGAGTTAACTAGCGATGAAAAAAAATTCATACAGCGAGAACATTTGATGACTATAGACAAAATGCAGTCAAAATGCGATGCAATGATGACAATGTTTAATGAATATAAGGATATACATACATGGTCACTGGATAAAATACGAATGGAAATGTCATTGGTAACCAGACAACAATCATTATACGACAATGAAAAAACGATGTTGAATAAATTAAGCATCGGCAAAAATAACATACAAACCAATCGAATTTTTCTAACAGATTTAAAATGGTTATTAAATCAATGCGCAAAAAATATACAACAACATTCTATCTTTGTATCGCCAACTAGTAAGGTTACGTCAAGTTCGGTGAACCGAGATGTAAATGGAAAATATAAACAAATATTGAATAAAATGAAAGCATTGTATGCAATATTCTGTGAACACATTGATGTCGAAATAAAGTACGAACCCCGGATTCATTTATATGCACCGGAAACACTTCTCGACGCGTGTTTTTTTCATTGTCATCAAGAACGTAATTGGGATTCATATGTGTTTCAGGTAATCAACTTGATAGAATGTTACGAATATATATTTTATTGCGTTATTACCAAAATCGACGAATATAAATTTGATGTAAATACGTATCCGCCGGATTTTGAGCTGACAAATCGATATAGAATGAATTATTTACAAAAGTGGAATGATTCCAGAATTAGCGACTCTCACGGTAAAGTTTGAGGCATCTAGGGTCTTTCATGGCATCACCGAACTTGATGTTGAACTTCTTCGAACACATTTTCAAGTGATCAATCCAGTTTAGCTTTGGCATAGGACTTTCGGGGGTAGGGGAAGCAGCTGTGGGACTTTTCTTGGCGGTCTTGTTGCGCTTTGTGGCGGTTTTAGAACGTTTATGGCATTTCCCTGTTTTGGGAGGGCATCTTCGAGAACCAGGAGGGCAGCGAGGCATAATATATATATACACCCACAAATTAGTTTATGTAAAAAATTGAGAACCGTTTTACATAAATATCAAAAGTATACGAATCAAATCAAAACGCGACAATGCCTAAATTAACCAGAGATGAGATGTTTCAGCGTGCGATGGCTGAGTTTTTGCAGACGTTTGAAGTCAAGCAGGCCAACGGCGAAATAAAAACATTTCATATACAAACATATACTCTTACAAACAAAACAGAAAATAAAACAAAATTTGAACATGAATATATATTGGACATGCCTCAAGATGTGGTGATTGCATACCGTGATATCACAAGTCATCTAGAATCGAGCGAGGTAGTATGGGAAGAAAGTGAGCCTATTTACGGGATTCAAGAGTTGCCGTCAATTGCCGAGTTTATGCAATCGTTTAATGAATATTTCAATCCATACAAATTGTATATGCAACACACACTGATGTCCTATGTGCGTATATTATGCCCACCGTCAAGCACAGCTAGTACAAGCAAAACCCTCTACATTCGGGTTGTTTATCACAAGACGCACACCCCTTTTCCGCGTCCAATGACGGAGTTAGAAGAAAAAGAGCAAGAAATTAACTTCTTAAAAGCAAAAATAGATTCAAAAACCCGAAAGGTCATGACGTTTCGAAACATTTTAAACAGGGAACGCGACAGGTCTGAATATAACTACAAACGAATGCAAACCAAGTTTCGCACAATGTACGCCGCCGAAAATAAATATGAAGATTGTCCTGTATGCTACGATGCTATTGTGCCAGAAAAATTAATCATACCTAACTGTTTTCACTACATATGCGTATCGTGTGTAGTGAAATGTGAATCGTGCCCAATGTGTCGAGATGATTATGATCGATACATTGAAAATGATGAACCGGTCCATCAACTTGTGTGAATTGTTCATTATATGGGTATGCCAGTAAATATTACTTCTTTTGCGGGTGGGGATACCAATATTGAGCTTGGTTGTAATGTACAGTTAGACGACGGTTGAAGTATATACGAATCATCGAGGTTTGCATATAATTCAAACACCGTTTTTTCTCGAATATTTTGTTCAGCAATAGATTTACTAACTAGATTAGATATTGGTGCAACTGCTTCTTTGTTCAAAATATAATTAATATTAAATCCATAAACAAAACCTGGATTAGTGGTAAGCATAATGCCACTGATTTCTAATATTCCAACATAGGTTTCACAAAAATAATTGAAAGTGCCGTTCAACCCAGATGGAGGTGATAGCACGGCCACAATAGAACTGTTCTGTAGAAATCGGGTTGTTAGTTGAATATTATTTGCGATGATGGATGAATTATATAAAACTTGAAATTTAAGTGCAGTCGAGTCAATCCTCGATGTTATTGTTGCGCCTGAGCAGTCCATCGCCAAACCAGTACCTCGCATACGAAATAAAACGGGTGTTCTATATGTAAACTGTGTATATGCGTTTTGTATTGGCTTGCGAATAATTAACTTTCCAACTTCTGTATATTGATTATTATTTGCACATAATTGGTTCGTATTCTTACTAAAAACCCATTGAGTTTTATCTTCGTATACATTTTCGGCGTATGCATTTGTATCTTTCGTGTAATTATACAAGGGGATGTCAGGGTCTTCCACTAAATACATGGGCGGTCCAGGCACTCCAGCAGCAGTGGTTAATACCGGGATTTTATAGTCACTTGGACATACTGCTCTTGCGGTGTTATAGCCTCCGCGAAATGTTACTGCCAATTTTTGGTTTTTCGTCATTCGTGGTGCTTGCGTCGAGTTTTTATTGTACTTCAATATTTCAGTTTTGCGTCGCATATTTAACTGCGCCTGTGTAATTGTCCCATTGTAAGGAGATATTACTTCATATCTTATAGGAGGTATATTATACAGTTGAAATAGCTTACGCTGTTCGCATATACCGTTTATGTCTCCCATTTAACATAAGCATAGAAATAGTTTATGCTTATCTTATGTTTTATCATATTGTGAATTCATTCGTATAAAAGTATTGCAATGCATAATCGAGTATTTAAAGTTTGGCAGTATACCACGATGTGGATAAATAGTTGTAATTGTTCATTTCTTTTTTCGCGACAGTACTCATGTTTGGACCGGCTGCCACTATTTTTGATATTTCAAAAATATTCAGCGCATGGTCATAATATCGCAAGTTGGATAATTTACCTAAAAATCCACCATTTTTGCAAATATTCACATCGTAATAATTCTGTAAAGGAACCTTTGTTAAATTTAATCGTGCAGCAACTGTGCCGTTTATATACACGTCCAATATCGTATTTTGAAGGCGAATGATTACATTTACCCACTGTTTTAATGGAATATCGTCCACCTCGATAAACTCACTACTACCGGATGTAGTAGTAGACATGACAACTCTTAAAGATGCGAAAGATGCATTATTGATACCAGTAGGAGAAATTTGTGCGATATACAATCCAGGTCCGTTGCTGATTTTTGCAATGCCAGTGACTTCGTCAAATTCATTCGTACCCTTATGAAACACGTGTCGATATTTGCTATCTACATCACTCTCGGGTAAGTCATCAATTCGTATCCAAGTCGACCACGTGAATTCAATACCAGCCGATTCATTATTTGACCTACGGATTAGCACAGATCCTTTTTGCTTTGGGTCTTGTGAGATGACCGTACCGCTCGTTCCATCAATCATGCCATTCACTAAATATGGACTACTCGACGAACCCATAAAATATTGAATAATTAAAACTCCTAAATTCAACAGAAAAAGGAACACAATTATAACTAAAATAAGAAATGCAAATTTGGCAATAATTGTATTCGACGATAAGAACCCACTAGAACTGTCTATACCTGTCTGTGCCGGTTGCGAAAACCCATTTATACTAGAGCTAATTGTTTGCGATAAATCATTCATTGTTGAGCTTATACTATTGCCGATGTTTTGAATACTTTGCGGCATTTCTATGCGCGAAGCGGTGGCCGGAGGTTGTGTATTCATAATCGTTTAATATATTATATAAGTATAAAACGATTTGATAAAAATTAGAATAATGAGTATTTGGATTGTTCTATATTGTCCTTAACAATAGATAAGTCAACACCATATGACGAGACGAAATTCGTTAGTCGTGCCTGACCGTTACCTTTCATATATTCAGCCCATACAGCTTGCGGATCAATTGGCTCAGTCCAATGTTGAAATTTGGAAATGTAAGCATCAAAACTAGTGCCACCCCCAATAACCATATCTTTGCTGGTGGGAGTAGCAGGGCCGTTTTTACCACTAATCATTCGTCCAGACTTGATTAGCTTGCCGTCTAAATATGCGTCCACATATTGGTTATCTACACTTATTACCACATGTACCCATTTCTGCAGAGGAAAATTGTCCGTTATTTCCAGAGTTTTGCGTGTACCTCCGTTCATACCAATATCGCACTTTAAGATAGGCGCAATCGAGTCTAAATATAGCTTAATATTGTTATTTCTTCCAAAAATAGTTTTACTAACACCTGTATTCCATGAGTTCACGTAGATCCAAATTCCATACGCATATCTCAAACTTCCCGGACTATTTACAATAGGTATAACAGGATTTGATGCGCTTAAGTTAGCGGTTTTGGTCAATTCTGTCGATTTTACAAAGTAATATCTGTATAATATGTAAAATAATATTACAATCACTACGGCTAAAATAATAGCAACTATATTCATTTTAAGTCTATATTAAATCAGTATAAATTAATTGTCGGCGGTGTTTTTTTCATAAATATACTGTACATGTTCGCGATTCTATGTTTACTTAGTGTTTTTGTATAATAACGTATATTGCTAATTGCGCCATGCAGGCCATCTATACTACCTGTCGTAATGACATCGGTCGGTTTGAATATCGGTATTTTTCCATTCGCAAATGAAAAAGTTCTTTCTAAATGTCCATTCACAAATAAATCCGCATGGGTTGAACTATAGTTAAATACTAGGTTATTCCAGCGTTGCAACGGCAATTTCATCTCGTAATGCGACGCGCCCTTGTCTTGTGTTGTAAAATAAATGCGATATACCGGCGCCCCGTCTGGATTATCTCCTGGAATATAAGTTACTTTTGGTTTGCCATTGCCATAGTCAAAAATAAGAGATTCTTTATTATACGCAATTTTATTCGTACTATGTGCGTTTAAATAGGTCCACATGGAAATCGAATAATTTTGAAAAGTCGTTTTGTTTATATTTCCGGCCAGTTGAATATCCATATCCGGCATAATATTACGACCGCCAAGTGAAAAAGTGTTAGGCGTATTTAAGAATACGCTGTCTTCAAGTATAGGGATACCATCTTTGCTAGAAATATAATTGATTAACTTGGGTATGTAGATATAAACCAATAGCAATACTAACTCTACAACGAAGAGTATTAAAACCGGGCTGGTTGTTAACTTAAACTCATTAATAATATACTGTACAAAAGACAACAACATACAGGGTATGTAAAACAGAAAGTAAACAAAGAATCCTCCCCACCCAGTAAACGATTTCAAATAATTACTAAATACATAAAAAAATAAAGCAAGCCCAACTGCCAAAATAAGTATAGCGAGCACCCCCGTTAAATATGCAAAAAGAGTAAACGTTTGTATGTCCAATTTAACAAATGTGTAAATAACTACCGATAGTAACAAAAAAAAGCCAAATGTAATACCTAGAAGATTCCGATTGTTATTAAACCGAGCTTGCAATTGTGTAAACATGAAATACCCTATGCCAATTATTAAAGCAATCACCGCAGTAGATACATTGGCTGCAAACGGTTCCTTATTTTTACTATTCTTTAAACCATCGTTAATCGATACTCCTGCGATAATGATCGATATAACTAATACCAAGTATTTGTTGTATGATTTTATGAATTCGACACCTTTCGTTATTATTGTTTGTTTCGTGGTATCTGTGTCTGACATTCTATAAACTGACTATAGATTATATAATACATGCATTTTTGATATTCGTACATACCAAAAATACCATACCATCGAACATTATAGGTTCTCCATAGTAGTTTTCTTACCGTGACATTCGCGGCACAATGCAACTAAATTATCTACATGGTTACTTCCTCCATATTCTAGACGTATTTTATGATCTACTTCAAACCATGCGGTTAATTGATGCTGACAGTCCCCGCATTTCCAGTCTTGTCTAGACGCTACAAACTTCTTTTTGGTTTCACTTACGGAACGCTTTGTCGCCTTTTTTCCGGATTGCATAATGCGCGTTTCGGCAGTTAAATTGGGTGCATCTGGCATAGCTAGCACGGGTCGTATATTATTACCTCCATCTATACTATTGTATTGTTGGTTTTGTTCAGCAAATTGTTGTCGGGTTGTAAAATCCAAAATAGGAGAAATCATGTTTGTTGTATTGCGATCAATCGGTAAATATCGCAAATAATCGTTTGATGCACTCAATATTTGATGTGCTCGCAATGGGTTACGCTTAAACAAAATATATATCATTAGTGCACCAAATGCAACCCCCGCCATTTGATAGTATTTTTTGCCCGACATCAGCATTTTCATATACTTTCCATCCGTGTATATGTTGGCGATTATAAATCCGGCAATGATTATGATATACAACTCTAACCGCATCTTTATATTATCTAGAGAATATTTGTGTAAGTTATTCATAATACATGTATATCAAAAATACGACGAGAATTATGAAAAATGCATACAAATAGTGCCGGCGCAGATTTATTTGTTCTGCTAAATATACTGGTTTTGGCTTATAATTCGAGCGATATTTGGCCAACGCTTCCGGCAAAGACAGTTCGGGTTTTTCTAGTGAAACATTTATCTTGTTGTGAATAAAATGCATCCAGCGTACGAACGACTGTTTTGAACACAAATAGGGAGTTACCGGATATTTGTCTAACAAGCGGCTAAATTTGTCGCCGATTTCGCTTATTGGAATAAATAATGGAATGTTTTGGATTAAATCATAATATTTGCGTTTTAACACTTCGTTTGGATTTTCTGGATAGCATTCGGCAACTGTATGTAAAAAAAACCAATAGTGTGGTCCCCATACGGATGGTTCAAACAACATTGGCGAATATTTATATAAAGACTCGGTATTATATTTACTTAGGATTTATCGTATTAGTATAAAATGGCAGATAATTATTGTAATAATTGTGGCAAATATGGACATGTATATCATTTATGTAAGTTACCCATAATTAGTATAGGGGTCATTGCATTTCGCATTGTCGATTCGAAACTACAATATTTGACAATAAGACGAAAGGATACATTTGGATTTATTGATTTCATGCGCGGGAAATATTCAGTGCATAACAAGGACTATATTATGAATATGATTATACAAATGACGAATGTAGAGAAACAGTACTTACTTACGAAAACATTCGCTGAATTGTGGAAACATATATGGGGCGAGAACGTAATTAGCAATCAATATAAACATGAAGAAAATGGGTCTCGAGATAAGTTCGAAATGTTGCGATATGGTATAATGGGTAAAGGAGAGCAATATTCGTTGGCGTCGTTAATAGAGGATAGCAATCAATACAAACAATGGGATGAACCTGAATGGGGATTTCCAAAGGGGCGGCGTAATTTTCAAGAAAAAGACTATGATTGTGCTATTCGCGAATTTTGTGAAGAGACTGGGTTTGACCGTAAACATTTACATAGTATACATAATATTTACCCATATGAGGAAATATTTACGGGGTCGAATTATAAATCGTACAAACATAAATATTATATAGCCTATATTCCGCACAAGCATAGTGAAAATCTTGCAAATTATGAAATTACAGAGGTAAGTAAAATGGAGTGGAAAACGTTTGACGAATGTATTTCAATCATGCGGCCTTATAATTTAGAAAAAAAGAGATTGCTTACAAACATTCATAATACATTGACCCAATATTACATGATGTATATGTAATTCGACTGTAAAGTAAATAAATGAAATATATGTGTAAAATATATACATATATCTTAAGACATGC